TTCGCCCCGACGGCATTGACGGCCACCGCGACGCTGACGATTGCGCAGCAACTCGGCAATCTCATCAATGTCACGTCGGCCACCGCGGTCACCCTGACGCTGCCGACTGGCACGCTGACGGACGCAGGCTTCCAAGGTGGTGTCGCCCCCGTGGGCGCGTCGTTCGAGTTCACGGTCATCAACCTGGGGTCCGCCGCAGGTGCAGTGACCATGGCTGGTGGAGTAGGCAACCCGTATATCGGCGCTACCGGCGTGCCTATTGGCACTTCGGCCCGGTTCCGGGTCACGAAGCTGGCCACCAACAGTTACCAAACGCAACGTCTCAGTTAAGGATATCCCCCGATGGCGCTCGAAATCTCTGAGTTTCCGAACCTCGGCTACGTCGGGGGAGTTCCCGCCCAACTGGTGATGGGCTCGCCTTCGGCGGTTCGCACCACGGCGGGCACGTTCAGCACTCTGCCCACGACCAAGATCATCCGTATCAGCGGCACCGGCACGATCACTTGGCCAAACGCGTTGACGGAGACTTTCGCTAGTGTGGAATACCGAGTTGTCTCCGGCGCCACTGTCATTGTGAGCGCCTGATATGGCCGGTTTCTCGGCTTTCCAGAACTTTGGTAAGCTCGGCGCGTTGGGTGGTGCGGCAGGTCCGCCGCCGGTGTCCCAAGTTATCACGTCGGTCGATACGGATGGATGGCAGTCGGTTTATCCGTCTGTCCCCGCTGGCCCGGTGCTGCTGCAAGACGTGCCGCTGCTGCGGCAGGGGTTCGACGCCAGCGGCGGCGCAATTTCCCGTGCCGAGACGCTGAAGGTGACGAAGCGCATCCGCCAGCCCTACCCCAATCAGGCGACCCTTACCGCTGACAAGGTGGCGCTTTCGGACTTCATCTATTCCACCGACACGATTGCCGGCGTGACGAACAACTCGGCGCTGGCGAGCCCGAAGCCGATTGCGAAGTGGGTTTCGCTGGACCGGGACGTCGTGGGCGCCACCGTCACCCCGGAACTGGTGGCGTTCCACCGGGACGGGATCGCTTGCGTGGAGTTCCGCGCGACCGATGGCAGCACCACCGTGACCGCCATGGTGTCTGCCGCAATCGTGCTGGGCGCTGCGACCGACCAGAACGCGGTGATCGGCTATCGCGCTACCCTGGACCTGACGACGCTTTCTGACGGGCTGATTACTGTTCACGCCAAGGTCTATCCGCGGCTTGGCTCGGTTGCGAGCGGTTCCGTGCGAGACAGCACCGACGTGACCGCCCGCCGGGAATTCTCGGCGCGCTATTATCGCAAGGGGGGTGCCCTTCTGGCCGCCCCGCCCTTTGCCTATGTTTCGACCACCGGCAACGATACCACCGGCGTGGTATCCACCAACCCGCTGACGGCGGCCGCCACGCCTTGCGCCACCATCGGCGGGGCGCTGGCCCGGATCAACGCGGTGCACGGCCCGGTGGACGGTGCCATCATCCGGGTGATGGCGGGCACGCATACATTTGCCGCCACCTCCGGCGCGCGCACCCAGAATATCGCCACCGTGCTGGTGACGCGCGACCCCGATGCCACCAAAGCGGCGGTGATCCTGCAATGGGGTGTGGCGAACGTCATCCCGCGCCTCGTCACCGGCCTGAACGCAACCATCGACACGGGCTGCCTGCGCATCCAGGGCGTCACGCTGGACCGGACGGGGAACCTCACATTTGCCGGCGGGCCGGCCAAGCGGCTGGAGGTGCAGATCGTCGATTGCGTGTTCAAGAACAACGCGCGGAACGCCACGCCCTTCAACCTGTCGGATTTCTGGTGGTTCGGAACGGAGTATCAGGGGGCGGCGAATTCGGCGACGACACCCACCCCGGCGGGCGCGCACAACATGTGGCGCGGCTGCAAGGGCGACATGGGGGCCGCCAACATCGACGCCTATTGCATGGTGGGTTGCTACTTCTCGCCGTTGTCCGGCTGGCTCACCAACGGTGCCCTGCGCACCGGCGACGGCAGTGTGCGGGCGTTCAACCGCCTCATGTTCAATGCCGCCACCGGGGATTATGTGGGGATGAACTCGAACGCCTCGCCGGTGGTGGGCGTGGCCGTTGTGCAGAACCTGCTGGAGGGGCTGCCGAACACCAGCTACACGATGGCGTCGCTTAGTGCGGACAGCGCGCTGATGAGCACGGTGCATCTGGTGACGATGCACAATACGATCACCGGGTTCTGGACCGCCGGCAGGTCCAATATCCTGTATGACGAAACGCCCGGCACCGCACGGACGCATACACTGCACCGGATTGCCGGGAATATCCACAGCCAGCTCAACACCAAGCACGACATCTTCATCAAGGATGGCGCGCGCACCGGCGGGTGGCCATACCTGTATGGCGTCGGCTGCGCGGGCGAGTTCTCGCAGTTCATCGACGTGGGCTCCGGCGGCTTCGCGCAGGAGTTCGCGGGGCTCGGGGCCAGCATCGGCGTGTCGTCCAGCGTGCGCAACGACCCGCTGTTCGTGGACTACCGGGGGCCGACTGCGGGCGCGGCAGGCGCTGGCGGTGGCGACTATAATTTGCAGGCAGGCAGCCCCGCCATCGGGAAACTGGCGGCGGAACTGCTGCCGTTCGATCTGGCCGGCGCTGCGCGTGACCGGCTGAGCACTGGCGCCTACCGCTAGACATGCCCCCGAAATTGTGCCAACAGAAGGTTCGATTTTTGTGGGAGGATCACCCATGCAGAACAAGCCTACAACCCCTCAGCCAACCACGAGCCCGGAGGGCTTCCCTTCATGGTGGTATGGCCCGGATGAGCAGTCGAAGGTTTGCGCCAGCGCGGCGGAAGTGCCCGAAGGTTGGGCGGACCATCCGTCGAAAGTCGGGCTTGCGGAGCCCAAGCTGACGAAGGCCAAAAAGGCCGCCGCAGCTAAGGCGGCTGAAGAGGCTGAACTGCAAGCCATGATCGACGAAGAAGCCAAGGCTGAAGAGTTCTGATGCTGGCTTCCGTCGCAGTTACGCGGGCCTACCGGGAAGCGGCTATCACCGCCATCGGCACGGCGTTGACCCCGGATGAAATGTCCGAGGGTATCGACCGCCTCAATGGGTTCCTCTTTTCGCTGTTCGCCAGCGATATCGGGGAAAACCTCATGGAGTGGCAGGTTCCGCAACAACTGCGACGGTCGCCCTACGTCACGGACGCAATCGCGCTCGGCTTCCCCAACAGCGTCAACGGCTACAACCAGCCATTCGGCCCTGCACCCGGCGCGCAGGATATTTCCAGCCAGCCCCCGCCGAATGTGCGCCTTATGTGCCGCGTGACGGCCCCCACGACAGTATTCTTCCCCGAGCAGCCGTCCGACGGCGCCCGCATGGCTTACGTTAACCTTGGCTCGACATGGGATGTGGTTCTGGACGGCAATGGGCGGTTGATCGAAGGTGCTACAAGCATCACTCTGGCGCCCGGAGCCCCCCCGCAGAACTGGTTCTACAGAGGCGACCTCGGCACATGGATACCCGTGGCCACCCTCACGGAGACGGACAGCCTTCCGCTGCCGCCTGAGTTCGACGACCTTCTCATCGCGGGCACGGCCATCCGGCTGACCGGGCTGGATGAAATCGACCCGACTTCCGCGACGATGATGATCTATAACCGGCTCCTGAAGTCGGCGAAAGATCGTTACCTCCAGCGCGGCAGCACGTCATTTGGCGGCCAGAACCTGCCGGGTTCGGTTCAATCCTTTGGTGGGTATCGGGACGGCGCATGGTAAATCTGCCCCTCGGAACAAGCGACTGGCGGCGGCACGTCTCGGGTGAACCCTTCATCCAGATGCGGAACCGCTATTTCGAGGTCAATCCGACGAACCAGGCGGAACAGACGGCTATCCTGACGCGACCGGCGCTGAAGCGTTGGAAGACCGTTGGCGACGGCCCCAACAAGGGGCTGTATAGCCAGCCGGGCAGTTTCAACGACGCGCTGTTCGTTCTGTCGGGGGAAGAGCTATATCGAGTCGACCAGAACGACGTGACGACTTTTATCGGCGCCGGGTTCTTCCAAGGAAACCCGGGAGGGTTCGCCAGCATGGCCGCTACTGCGGCTATCGGACCCGGAACACCAGAAATGCTCTATATCGCCGATGGCCAGACACTCTGGCTGTATATGCAGAACGGCTACGCGCTTGGCGTGCTGACGGCTTCTGCGGCTGTCCTGAACAACGACACGATCCAGATCGGCGGCGTATACTATCAATGGACGAACGGTAGTGTGGACGCAGGCGCTCCGGCGGGCACGCTGGCAAACCCATGGCTGGTGGCGCTCGGGGCCATCAACGCCGAAGCGCTCGATAACATGCGCCTCGCCATCAACGCGGACGGCGCTGGCGGCACGAATTACTCCCTCGCGCTTGTGGAAAACCCCGTCGCTCTCGCGCGGTCCAGCACAGGCACTACCTTGCGTGTGCAGGCGCGTGACGTGGGTATTATCGGCAACGGCATTTCAACGACGGAGACCGGCGCGAACATCGCGTGGGGTGGCTTGACGCTCTCCGGCGGGGGTTCGCCATATCTCACGTCTGTTGACGTGCCTGACGACTTGTTTGCGGTTTCGGTGGGCTTCCTGAACGGGTATATCATCGTAGTGCCTGGCACGAACATCGACGGCTTCAATGGGCGGTTCTTCTGGATCGAGCCGGGCGAAACTTTCATTCGACCACTGAACTTCGCCACCGCAGAGCGTTCGCCTGACCCGCTCTACAGCGTTCGTGTGGTAGGCGACCAAGCATGGTTGTTCGGCACCAAGACCACGGAAATATGGTATCTGACCGGCAACGAGGAAGTTCCTTTCGCCCGTGTCCAAGGCCAGCTTTTCGACCGGGGTATCGTCGAAGGCACCGACGTGCAGGTGAAAGACGTGGTTGTGCTTGTGGACACCGATGGCGTTGTGTATATGCTTTCGGGAGGTTCGCCCACTCCGATTTCGGACAACAGTATCAGCGAGCAAACCCGCCGGTCTCTCCGGCTCGACAAGGTGCTTTAGGAGACGACCATGGCGATTCAGTGGGGAGACAATTTCTCCATCTACGGCGGGAATAAAGCGTTCATGTTGAACGGCCTTTACGCTGAGCTTACGTCTGGGACGAACCCGGCTTTCACTACTGACCTTGTTGAAGACCCCGACCCTAATATCGGCACTGATGTTCTGCGCTTCGGCAAAGAAAGCTCCATTGTCCAGTTCCAGAATTACTGCCGCCGCGTATTCAGCGGCTCGCTCAACGAAGCGGGCGTTGCGTTCCGTTTATGGCTGGAGGGCCTTCCGAACGACGCCCGCCAATTTATGATTGTCGCACAATTCCGCGACGCCACGAACGCCGGCCTTATTTCCGTTGTCGTTGGGCCGACGGGCAATCTTCTGGTGTATCAGGGCGCACCGGTTAGTGTGACCAATATGTTCGCGGGCACGATCCTCGGTCAAACAAGCGGCCCGGTTGTCACCGCTAACGCATGGCAGCAAGTGCAGGTCCGCGCCGTGTTTGACGGCACGGTAGGCGAGGTGGAAATTCAAGTCGAGGGTGTGCGGGTTTTGAACCTGACGAACGTGAATACACAACCCGGCGCTACCGGTGACGCAGCCTCGTGGCAAGCGCACAATTTCCTCGCCAGCACGCCCGCAGGCCCGCCAAACCCGTATTTCTTCTACCTCAAGGATTTGGCAACGTGGGACAGCTTCGGCTCCTATAATAACGGTTTCCTCGGGGCCATCGTGGCTTACCCGCTGCTCCCCGACGGCGACGTTAGCCTGAACTGGACCCCCTCGACCGGCAGCAATGGTTACAGTATCCTAGACAACCGGCCTCCGGTTGACGCACAGTATATTTCGGCGAACACGACGCCACCCGCCCCGTATCTCGGCACCCTCAGCAACCTGCCGGTAGACGTGACGAGCGTGCGCGCGGTCATCACGACTGTTCGGGCTGCCAAAGTGGACGGCGGCGACGGCAATCTGCAAGTAAGCCTCGTGAGCGGGGCTGATACGGCGGACGGGGCCAACCGGCCTATCACCGGCGCTATGACCTTCTGGCAGGATACGTTCGAGGAAGACCCGGCCACCAGCGCGCCATGGACGCCCGGAGCGGTTGACGCCGTGCAAGTCAAGATCAACCGGACAGTCTAATGGCGCTTACGCCAAACATTCGGGCGTCGCAGTCGGCGGGCAACGTCCTATCCGAATCCCCGCGAGAGTTTCGCGCGTCGATCCTCGCGGCTTTCGCCATTATCAACTTCCCGACGGAGTATATCCGGGCTTCCCAGCTATCGGGGCTTGTGCTGTCCCAAGCGCCACGGGAATTTCGGGTATCATCGCTCGGGGCGATTGTGCTGGCGCTTGGGCGACCGGAAAACCGCCGGGCTCGGGCGTGGACCTTCTCCATGGACGGGCATGATTTCTACGTCTTGCGCCTTGGAGAGGATTGCACGCTCGTCTATGACCTGACGACGCAGAAGTGGCATCGGTGGGACAGCAAGGACCGCACGACCTGGCGGGCGCACCAAGGGTTCAACTGGATTGGTGTCGCCAAAGGGAACTACCTCGGGGGTATGGCGACGAACGTGGTAGCCGGGGACGATACGTTCGGCACCCTCTGGACGTTGGACCCGAACGTAGGTGTTGACGATGGGCCGACGGACGCTCGCCCTGACCCGCTCCCATACACCCGCGTGGTCTCAGGCGGCGTGCCTATGCGTATGCGCCAATCGCCGCGCTGCAACGCGGTGTTCCTGACGGTGGACCTTGACGCTCCCCAAATTAACAACGCCACGATTAATCTGCGCACAAGCGACGATAACGGCAAGACATGGGCCAACCGGGGGGATATTACTCTCGTGTCAGGCTCATACAACCAGGAACTGCTCTGGCGGTCTCTCGGCGTTATCCGTGCGCCGGGGCGGCTGTTCGAGTTCACCGACACCGGAGCGACTGTGCGGATTGACGACGCCAGCATTCGGCTGAACACTGAGACGAAGTGATGGCCACGCCCCCAAAAGTTCAGCGCGTCACGCCCCTAAATATCAACACACCGTTCGCCGACCCCGAGCGCGGCACACCTTCCCCGCAATTCGTCCTGCTCTGGCAACAAATGTTCGGCAACACCGACGTGGTTGTGTCCGACCTGCAAGCCCTGGCGGCCATCGTGGCGGAGAAGGCCGACAAAAGCATCAACCTGACGGCGGGGGTCGGGCTGGACGGCGGCGGCGACCTCTCGGCTGACCGGACTTTCGACCTCGCTGATACGGCGGTCATTCCGGGCGCTTACACGACGGCAAATATCACTGTTGACGCGCAAGGCAGGATCACCGCCGCCGCCAATGGGTCCGCGGGAAGCACAGGCGTCAATATCGAAGATGAAGGTGTGCCGGTTGAAACTCCTGCTACGACTATTGATTTCGTAGGGGCAGGGGTGACAGTCACCGGGGACGGCCTCGGAAACGCCACGGTCACGATCCCCGGAGGGGGAGGCGGTGGCGGCGTTCCTGTAGGGTCGCCCCCCACGGTTGTCCAAGTGGCTTCCAGCAATAACGGAGGGGCCGGAGCGACTTTCCCGGTAGCCCCGACGAACGGCAATCTGCTTGTGGCGTTCTTCTGGAACACTACCAATCCTGCTGCCGCTGCGGGCTGGGCTGAGCTTGCCCGCGACAGCGGCGGAACGGACTATAGCGTCCTTTTCACGAAAACAGCAGGGGCGGGGGAGCCTACTACACAGAACCCGTCGTCAACCAGTAGCGCCAACGGGGCGGTCTTGATCTACGAACTTTCAGGCGTCACGACCGGGCTTATAAACTTTGCTGCCGACGTGCAAACATCCATCACTGTCCCTACCCGCCTGAAAGCCAGCGTGAACCCATTGCCGGGGATGACAGGTTGCCTGTTCTTGGCAGCCGACTGTCTGACGCAAACCGGCTACACCTACACGTCGCTGCGCAATCTAACACAAGACGTTCTGTTGAACACCGGGGGGACACGCCGGCTAGCTGGTGGGCATTCCACCGCCGCGTTCCCCATCGCACAATTGGTGGCCACCTTCGGGGGCACCGGCCCGTTCCAGTCTAAAACCATCAGGGCGATTGTCACATGATCTACCGCGCGTGGAACGTGGGCCTCTTGGCTGAACGTCTCAGTGAGCCGGACATGGGCGGCTTGGTAGACCCGGACTTCGACGCCTATGAGTGGTTGTCCACCCCAGGTAATTTCGCCCTCACGGACGGGGCCAACGTGATGATGTTCACGGGGATGCCGGGAAAAATATTCGATGGGCATTGGCTTTTGGTGGATAAAGGCCGACAAGCCTTCTTGACAGCCACACTCTTTCTGAGGCATGTGTTTGTCTCGCACGAAGCCGCACAGATTGTCGGCCTTGTGCCCGCGCATCGTCGCGCTGCCAGATGGTTCACAAAGCAGATGGGGTTTATCTCTCACGGCCTTCAAGACACGGATATGGGGCCGCAAGAATATTTCACCCTGACCAGACAGCAGTTTGAGGCGAGATATGGGATTTTTAACCAGTAAATCAGGCAATAAAGCCTACCCGTGGGCTCAGAAGACGTTTCAGGGCACAGCGCAGGCGCAAGTAGCGCAGGGGCAGCAGGGCCTTAATACGCTTAATGGGATACTCCAGGGCACGGACAGCGGCCAAGGTTTCCGCCAGTTCCAACAATCGACTGGGTATAAAAACATCCTGAGCGACGCCATGCGGGGCGTGTCTGGTTCTGCCGCTGCTCGCGGGCTGCTGAACTCCGGGTCAACCGCTCGGGCTCTCCAGACGCGCGCCTCGCAACTCGGCCAGCAGTCCTACGGCAACTATTTGCAGCAACTTCTCGGGGCTTCGCAGGCGTCCACCGCAGCCGGTCAAGGGTTGGCTGGGACGATCACAGGCGCGGGCAACTACACGCAGCAAGGTCTCGGGGACGCGCTGTCTGGTATGGCGCAGGCTGCGGCGACCGCTTACGCCAAATCCGACCGCCGCGCAAAAGACGACATCATTTTGCTGGAACGTGAGGACGACGGCCTCGGCATCTACTCCTACCGCTATAAGGGGGAGGACGAAACGCGCGTCGGCGTCATGGCGGACGAGGTGGCAGAGTTGCGGCCTCATGCTCTCGGTCCCGAGGTCGATGGGTTTCAAACTGTTTGCTATGGGCGGCTGGACGACTAATGGCGCTGGAAGATATCATCATAAGCGGGGCGGCCCCCAGCGCAAATGCGCTCCCTATCCCCGCAGCCGGGGCCAATCTGGCGTCCATCGTGCTGCCGCGCGCCTCGTCGGCTGCGCCGCCGCAGAAGCCGAAAAGCGACCGTATCCGCAACACGGTCGGCACGCTACTGGATATTATCGCGGGTGCCGGTGGGCGGTTTGACGGGTATTGGGCTACGAAAGACAAGCTACAGAAGGAGAACGACGCAGCACAACTGGCCGAAACCGCCCGGCTGCAAGCTGAAGCGCGGAAGATGCAGCAAGATAATGCTTTTGCGGCTTTCCGCGCTAACCCGGCGGACCAAGGCGCTCTGGTGGATTTGGTTGCGTCTGGCTACGAAAAGGGGCCTGACCTTTACAAGACCTTGAACCCGCAGATGAGCGCGAGCCAAGGTTCGCAGCCTCGGGAAGTCGTCATCGCGCAAATGCTGGCCGACCCCGCGACGCCCCAAGCTGTGAGGGACCAACTGGAGCGGTTGGTCAACACGCCCGTGTATCGGGGCACCCCCGACGGCGGAACCGCAGCGCTCCCCAAACTGGCGCCCGGCCCGACGGCTACAGGGAACGTCGCCCGCCTCATGAACGGCGGGAAGGCACTTCCCGGCAATGTTCGCACCGTCGGCGACCTTGTGAATGCCAAGGGCGACTTGCTGCGCTATACGGGCACGTCCACCGCTACCGGCCCCTACCAGATCACCGCCGACACTTGGGCGGATTTCGGGCCGAAGGCGCTCGGGCAGAATTGGGGCAGCGCCAGCGTGGACGACCCTCAAGCGCATGACGCTGTTGGCAGGGCCATTTATGAATCGACCGGCGGCAACCCTAAGCGTCTCATGGATCGTTGGGAGGGCCTGACCGCCAAAGACGCGCTGTCCCTTCAAGGTCAGCCGTGGGAAGTGGCTCGTGCGCTTATCGCTCAACGCGAAAGCGGGGGTTCCGGCGGTGGTATCCAAGCGCAGCAAGTCGTGCCGGGCCAGCCGAAACCCGGCTTCACGCTCCTGTCGCAAACGGAAGTCGCCTCCATCCCCGGCCTGACGCCCGGCCGCGCCTATCAACGTGACGGGCAAGGGAAAATCTCGGCGGTTGAAGGCGCTGGCGGCAAGGGCGCTGCGGCGCGGGCGAAGGGGCTGGAACCCGGCAAGCTGGCCGACGTGGACATGATGATTAAGCAGCTTCGGTTGGCTGAATCGGAACTGGAAAAGGGCGGCGTTTCCGGCCCGATCATCGGCGTAACCCCCGACCCCCTTCTGCGGGCGGCCAATCCGCGTGCGGTGGACGTAAAAGAAACCGTCGCTGCGGTCACGCAGCGCAACCTGCGGGAAATCCTCGGCGGCCAGTTTGCGCAGAAGGAAGGCGAGCAACTTATCAACCGGGCCTATAACCCCGGCCTACCCGAAGCGACCAATCTTCGCCGAGTGCGCGAGCTTCGCCAAGCTATCGAGAAACGCCGTGACGACCTCATGGGCGGCGGTAGCGGCATGGTGCGAGTGACAAGCCCTGAAGAGGCGGCCCGGCTCCCCGCCGGCACTCAGTTCACGACCCCCGATGGCCGTGTCATGGTGAAGCGCTAATGGCTGATGATCCTTACGCCGCTTTCGCAGACCCTGTAGTGCCCGTTTCTTCGGTTCCGGCGGCCGACGACCCGTATCTGGCGGTCGCCGCTCCGGTTGAGGCTCCCAAGCGCCGGTCGCTGCCGGTTAACGAACTGGAGTTTGAGCTTAACCAACGTATCCAGTCCGGGGCGGGAACGGAGGATATCCAAACCTTCCTCACGGAAGTCGATAATCCCACGACCGGCGCAGCATGGTCCGAAAACCAGAATTGGGCAGGCATCCCTAATGCGGTGGCCTACGCTCGCTCTGGTGGGCGGGAGAAAATCCCACTTGTAGAGGAATTGGTGGGGCCGGACGGCCTCCCCAGCAACAAGGCGGCAGCCATCGGACGCGGCGCGCTGGACACAGTGACGCTGAATTGGGGCGACGAGATCACCGCCATGCTGCGTTCCGGCCAGATCACCGGCCCGGAATATGAACAAGCGTGGGCGGAAGAACAACAACGTCGTGGCGCTGACCCGGCGACCGAACGGGGTTTCGGGCAGGTTCTTGGCACTCTGGCGTCCGTGCTGCCGATTGGCGGTGGTGTAGGGGCGGTGAGCGGTCTTGGCCGTCAAGCGCTAGTTGGCGGCGGTATCGGCGCGGGCTTGACCGCTGCGGCTGGCGCTGGAGCCGCTGGACCGGGCACGCGAACAGACACGCTCGGCTCTGACGCTCTGCTAGGCGCGGGTATTGGGGTTATCTCGCCAGTTGCAGCGGCTACGCTTCGGCGCGGTGCGCAGGTGGCTGGAATGGCCCCGCAATCTGCTGCTGACGACGCTCTTCAAGCTACCGGCCTTAACCCGGCTGAACTCCGGCGCTTGGCCGACGAATTTTACCGGCGCACAGGCAAAGGCGCTCGCCTGGCGGATATCATCGACCCCGCCACCGGGCGGGCGCTGTCTAACCCCCTGGCCGTCTCCCCCGCAGCGCGTGACCGCGTTATTGCCGCCAACGAGGCAGCGCGGGACACCCTCTCCCCCGACCTCACGCGCCGGGTTATCGAAGAGCCGAACACGGTTCCTCAAGCCTTGGCACCAGCAGGCCAAAGCGGGCGTGTCGCCGGTCAACGGAACGTGCGCGGGCCGGAAGGCATTCGCCAGCAGACGCGCCGGGAAGGCGACGTGAATTTCGCGGCTTTCCGGGACACGCCAATCGCTCTGCGTGGCCCTGACCTCGTTTACGTCACCGAAACGGTTATGCCCGCTATCACGACCCTGCCTCGCGCCACGCGGGCGGCTATCGAAGAGCGTATCGCGCGCGGAGCCGTGACCGGCGGGGATATGGACCTCATTCGCCGGGCGCTGGCCAAGCAAGCGAAGAACCCGCTGGACGGCGGCACTTTCCGCACGATGCAGTCTGAAGTCGAGGATATCTTGACCGGGCAGGCACCCGGCGCGCAAAGGGCCATCGGCCAGTATCGGGCGGGGATGCAGGCCGCTGAAGGCGCAGAAACCGGCATGGCAGCCGTGCAACCCGGCGCGGGCTTCGTTGGCACGCGGGACGAACTCGCGGGGCTCAACCCGCTCCAGCAAGCCGGAGTAGCCCCCGGCGCTCGTGCGGCGCTCGTAGACCGCGCGGCGGGTTCCCCCGGCCAAGCCTACGCCTTCGCCCGCCAACTGGAGGCTGACCCCAGCTTTCAGGCTCGTTTGCGCGCTACGCTGCCGGCGGGAGAAGCCGACGACCTTATCGAATACGCCACGACGGCCAAGCAGTCGGTCGATAACATCGCGGCTATGGCCCGCATTCCGCCGGAGAAGATCGAAACCCTTCTGGACAGCACGGAGGAAATGGCAGATGCCATCGTGGGTCTTGGGACCGGCGCTGGCGGTGCGTTCAAGGCTTCGTTCACCAACGCCCTGCTGAAGCGGTTTTCGGGTATCGGGCGCGGCGCGGCTGATAAACTGGCGGACGACCTGCTGAACCCCACTCGACGGGAACGAGCGATTCAGGTGCTGGAACGCGCGGGCGTGCCGAAAACCGGGTTGCGCGAACTGACGCAGGGTGCTTTCATCGCCGCCGGTGCATCGTTGATGACAAGCGGTCGCCGGGCTGAAGAGGCTCCCGCCGCAGAGCGCGTGATGACACTGGAAGTTGAAAGGTAACATGGTGACGGCGGCGGAACGACTTACTCGTATCGAGACCCTTTTGGACGTGATTTCCACTCGGCTGGACAAGATCGACCGTTCGGTCCGCCATGCGGAAATCGAAATGAGGGCCGATAAAGCGGAACTTAAGGAACTGAAGAACCGGGGAGCCGGGTTGATCATCGGTGTCGGCCTGTTCGCTGGCGCCGTCGGCTCGGCGATAAAGACTATCCTGAATAACCTTTTCCAGTAGGTAGCGCACATGATTGATGAAGCTCTTTTCGAGTATGCGACCGCGCGTCAGCGTGAGATACTGGAGAAGGTCAATGAGCTTGGCAGTGGGAGGGCGGCAGAAAGGTTCTTCGGCCTCGCCAGCGGCACCGCGACAAAAACTCTGCAATCGGTCAAGGCCAAAGCCGCAGCGCAAGGCTACAGCCCCGATCACGACATGACGCGCACGGTTCCTGACGGCTACAGGGTCAAGGGCGTGTCCACCTACTATGGCAAGGACGGGGACGTTCGTGGCCAGTGGGTGAAATCCCAGGTCGATCATCTGCAAGCCGAAGCGATGGCCCGCACGTTGGTGGAAGCCATGGTGGAGGCGGTAGCGCCGGGGCCGGTCATCGCGCCGCCTGAGACAGCCGACGAAGACCTCCTATGCCTCTACCCTATGGGCGACCCGCACTTCGGGATGCACGCCTACGCGGCGGAGGTCGGCGAATCCTTCGACCTGAAGATAGCGGAGCGGCTGAACAGACGCGCGGTCGATTATCTCGTGGCCACGGCGCCAAGCGCTCACAAAGCTATCCTCGCCAACATGGGGGACTTCTTCCACGCCGATAACGACTCGGCGATGACGCCCGGCAGCGGCAACAGGCTGGACGTGGACACCCGCCACCACAAGGTCCTGACCGTTGGCACGTGGACGATGATCTACCTCGTGCAGCGGCTGCTGGAGAAGCACCAGGAAGTCGAAGTCCTGAATATTCGAGGCAACCACGACCCGATTTCCTCTATGGTGCTTTCGATAGCTATGTCCATGTATTTCAAGAACAATAAGCGAGTCTCAATTGAGGGTAGCCCGGCCTACTTCCACTACAGGGAGTTCGGCAAGAACCAGTTGGGCTTCACCCATGGCGACGGGCCGAAAGAGGCGGACCTGCCGGGTATTATGGCCCATGACGCCCCTGAAGCGTGGGGCCGGTCAAAATACCGGGTTGTGCATCGCGGCCATTTCCACCATGATCGTGTGCAGGACTACCCCGGCGTTACCGTCGAGACGCACCGCACACTGGCAGCGTCAGACGCATGGCACCGGAAGTCCGGTTATCGCTCGCCGCGTGACATGAAGGTCATCACCTTCCACCGGGAGCATGGGGAACTGAGCCGGTCCAAAGTGAACGTGGACAGGCTCCTGACGGAGTGAACGGAATGGAACGACAAGGTGATTGGATGCAGACTTTCAGCGGCAAGATGTTCTGGCCGCTGGACCCTCGCGCCGATGAAATAGACATTGAAGATATCGCACACAGTCTATCGAATATGTGCCGCTATGCCGGGCATTGCCGGAACTTCTACAGTGTCGCGGAGCATTCTGTGCTGGTGTCGCACGTCATAGCACCGGAATACGCGCTGGCGGGGCTCCTACACGACGCCACGGAGGCATATCTGGTGGACGTGCCTCGGCCGGTGAAGCCTTACTTAGCGAACTACAAGGAAATCGAGGCGCGGCTATGGGACGTTATGTGCGACCGATTCGGGCTAGATGCTGATTGGAGTATGGAATACGCCATCAAGCACTCCGACAATGCGGTGCTGGCAGCGGAACCACCTATCCTCATGCCAAACCCTCCCCGGCCCTGGAATATCCCTGCTGACCCCGCTGACGTGCGGATTGCCTGCCATGGTCCGTATGTAGCCAAGCAAGCATTTCTGTCCCGCTTCGACCAACTGACGAAAGGAACGATCTATGCCCGTGGGTGATATAGACAGCACAGAGCGCGGCACCGGCGCCCGCTTCAACGACGGCAAGCCTGATATGGCGTTGCTGCCACTTACCGGGCTGGAGGGCGTCGCCCAAGTTCTTACCTACGGGGCGAAGAAATACGCCGCGTGGAATTGGGCTAAGGGGCAGCCGTGGAGCGTGCCCGTCGCGTCTATGCTCCGCCACCTGGCGGCGCTTCAACGGGGCGAAACAGTTGATCCCGAGAGCGGCCTGCCGCATGTCGATCATATCGCGTGCAACGCGGTGTTTCT